TTATGTGTGAAAGCAAGATGAAAAATTTAGCGAGCATTAAACTGCTAGATCAATACAATAAATATGTAACAACGGAGGCTTATGCCAAAAATGAGAAAGTTCCTTTTTTGGAATGAAAAGGGTAATAAAAAAGAAACAGAACAGTTGAGTTTAACAAGAGCAGTAAAATCTGTACAAAGCGACTTTAAAGATCAATTTATAGGTGTTGAATACATCAGTAAAAAAGGAAAAGAAGTTGTAGATAGAATAAAACTACCTTGGGGACGGAAAGTTAGACAAGCAATTGAAACTGAAAAGAAAAGAGCCGCATTAAAGGCTAAACAAGCACTACGTTGATAAAGGAGAAAAAAATGATTAAATCATGGATTAATTCAAGAATGAAAGAGCGTACATCGTGGGATGGCGCCGCATTAGTACTACTAGGACTTATGGTACTATTTCTTGCACCACTAGCAAAGATTGCCGCTGGTTTAGCAGTAGCATATGGTGCATGGACTATTTGGAAGTCTGAATAGTTATAACTTACCAATAGGAATACTACTAGAAGCAGATAGGTTATTCCATTTCTGCTTCTGGTCTACTCCTGCTTTCTGTGCAAATCTCTTTGCATCACAATCACCACATACATGAAAATAGTTGTTGTTTAGGCGTTTAGGATCCATACTTCCACGTGGACGTACAAACTCTGTATTACAACTATCACAGCGTAATCTAGCAAAGGTTTTTGTCTTTACGTACTGATGTTCAGTACCGTTTTTAGACTTCCTTGTGTGCCGGCTTTTCTTTTTAAATTCTTCTAAGAACATAACTATATTTACATTCGGATTACAAAACACTATGATAAATACTTATAATAAGGAGTTCCTATGACAATTTGTACACTTACAGATACCGCAAAACAGCAGATCGACACTATTTGCAAAGAAAATGAAGTTTATGCCGTAACGCTAAACATGAAAGGCGGGGGCTGTGCAGGGTTTGAATATCAATGGGGAACGTACACAACACCAGACGAATTACTAGATGATGACGAAGTATTTAAAACAGATACAGGTTGCACATTTGTAATAGGCGGAGCAAGTTTAATGTTTTTGTTTGGTACAGTAATTGATTATAAAAAAGATATTATGGGATCTATGTTTGAACTTATAAATCCTAACGCAAAAAGTAGTTGTGGATGTGGCGTTAGTGTAAATTTTGATATGGACAAATTAGCAATACCTGCTTAATGGAGTAAAATATGGCAAGAGAAATTATTGATATTGGTGTAGAGGGTAACGACGGTACCGGCAATAGTATTAGAGAATCGTTCCGTAAAGCAAACGAAAACTTTCAAGAACTATATGCGGTATTTGGTATCGGTGGACAAATTAACTTTAGAAGTTTAAGTGACACACCCGATGACTACACTGGATTGGCAAGCAGAGTGCTTGCAGTTAACACTTCAGAAAATGGTGTTGAAGCACTTGAACTAGTTTCAAATGGTGCAATCACTGGAGATCCAGCAGACGATACTATTGTGTTTAATGTAACACAAGCAGGTAAACTATTAATTCAAGCAGGTAGAACAAACGTAGCAGGTGACACTAGTCCACAACTAGGTGGACATCTTAATGCGGCAGGATTTGCAATTGGTAATGCAAGTATTTCAACAGCAGATGCCGCGGCATTTACTAGTAAGTACGGTGGTAACTATACAATACATGACCTAGTACCAGATAAAGAATATAACGACCAACGTTATGCAAAAGCAACCAGCCCAGGCAAAAATGGCGGACTACGAGATGAGCCAGCAGATGCTTCAGAATATACTCTTGCAATCACAGGTTTAGTTTCAACACAAGATTTACAAGTTTTAGCACACGGATTAGACAGAGCAAGTAATGGTCAAAGTTACCAGTATACATCAACAGGTTCTGCACTAACAGGGTTAACTAAAGATCAAATTTATTATGTACGTGTAGTTGATGATAATACAATTAGTTTACATGCAACATCAGCAGATGCTATTGCAAATACAAATAGTATTAATGTAACTGGAACAGTTGTTGCTGGTGTTCATAAAATTATCGATCAAGGTTTAGATTCAACATTAGCAGGATTCTATCTAGCAAATGAAGCATTACCACGTAAGAGTGTTGTACGCAGAGGCGGAGATACTATGACTGGGCCTTTGTTTGCAAGCGATCATCCAGGAGCGTTAAAAGGAGCGGCGAGTGCAGATCCCGAAGCAAAACAATTTGCAACAAAATTATATGTAGACCAGCAAGAAGGTGTAAGTCCGTCTAACTTATATGTTAGCACATCGGGTGATGATAGGATTACCCAAACTTCTCCAGGCAAAGCAGGTCGTTCAGCAAGTTATGCGTATAGAACAATAGGTGCCGCGGCACGTAAAGCAGAAGAATTACAAATTGCTTCAAAGTTTGAACTAGGTAACTATGCACAAACAATTACACATACAAATTTTTCAATTCCAACTACTGTTGGAAGTGCTGATGTTAAAACTATTCCATCAGGACGTAATAATGTTAGAGTATTATTAAAAGAAAATAGAAATTTTTTACGTGCTGAAGTTGTTGCTTTCTTAAATCAACAATTTCCAGACTTTACATACGATCAAGATGTTTGTTCACGTGATGTAGGACTAATGATAGATGCAGTAACACTTGATACTTTAACTGGTAATAATGCAAACTTCCTTTCAAGACGTGCAGGTATAAGATATTATTCAAATGCAAGTGGTGTTGCGGCTATTACTACACAAAAAACTGAAACAGTTGCAGGTGTTGCATTTCTTAAAGCACTTGTAAATATTGTACTTCAAAATATTAGTCCAAGTACAACATACCAAACCCTTTATTCGCAATATATTAATTCAGGTTACCAAACTGATTCCACAGCAAGAAACTCTGTAGATGCTAAGTTTGATATTATTACAGGAATTATTAATGACGGTAACGTTTTTGATGCACCAGCAGTTGTTGACGGTAGTACATACAAACTTACAGTCGGCAACGGTACTACTAATGATTATGTTGATCAAGGTGATCCGGATAACACAGATATTTTACCAGGCAAAGTTATACGTGGTAAAGAGTCAGGAGCATTGGGTAGAGTTGTTGAATATCTAAGTGAAAATTTAAATCCTAGTAATCCTAGTAATACAGATATACTCGAATTACAGTTACTTGAGCCTGTAGAATTTACTGTTGGTGAAGAATTAGAATATGCAAATACAATTAAATTCAATCAAATTAGTATTAGGGTTGAATCAGGAACATATGACGAACATTTTCCAATTAGATTGCCTGCAAACGTATCGATGAAAGGCGATGAATTTAGACGTGTTATTATAAGACCTAAAAAAGGTGTTTCACAATCTCCTTGGGCCAATGTATATTTTTATCGTGATGAAGTATTTGATGGACTAAGAGGTGATGCATTAAGTGTAACTGGTGTTAAAGATACTAACATGCCATATGCTGGTTCACGTTACGTTGATCCATTAACAGGTAATCCTATTGGTTGGTTTGGTAAGCACTATCTATCAGATCCAACTAAAGATACAAACGTTAGTAACTTCGGTATTACCAACCCAGGTAAATTTACACAAGCGTCAAAAATTTTAAAAAATAATAAACAATTTATTATTGAAGAAGTTATAAGTTACATAGATACAACTTATCCAAGTCACCAAAGTAACACTAACTATACAGCAAAATGTAAACGTGATACAGGTTATATTGTTGACGGTTTAGTACATGACTTAGTTTACGGAGGTAGAGAAGATTCATTAATGAATCAAGGCTTACTTGGAGACAAATATATTCCATCTGGACAAACTACAGAAACTGTTGCGGGAATACAATATATTAGTACACTAGCAAATACAATATTACAAAACAATACAGTTACAGCAACACAAGCAAACGAAGCACAAGTTATTGATACAACATTAACTGCTGAAGCAACAGCATACACAAACTTGGATGCCCTTGTTGATTGTGTATTATTTGCATTTAATGCGGCAGTTAACACACCAAGAAAAAATAACGAACTTGACGTGTTTTTATGTAACGATGGTGTAATTGTAAGAAACTGTTCTGTTACAGGACACGGTGGATTTATGATGGTACTCGATCCAGATGGTCAAGTATTAACTAAATCACCATACTGTCAAACAGGTTCAAGTTTTTCACGCTCATTAAACAGACAAGCATTTAGAGGCGGTATGTTTGTTGATGCATTTGTTGGTAACGTACCTATGGAAGTTATTAACAAAACAACAGCATATAAAATTGATGTACGATCACAAGCAGGTCAAGGTTTGTTTATTAAGAAACCACAAGTACCTGCACCATTCTATATGGAAGGTAGACGTTTCCAAGTAAATGCAGTAAGAGATTGGGATCCAACACTAGGTACAGCAACACTTATACTTGATCCAAGTTCAAACTCCAAAGCAGGTTGGACTGGTACAGTTTCAGGTAGTATTGTTTTAGATAATGCTAGTTCAGTTAACCCAATTGAAATTACTGTACAAACTGCTGGTAACAGAAGTATGCTTGGTAATGACTTTACACAGGTTAACGACTTAGGTTATGGACTAGTAGTTACAAACGGTGCGTTATCAGAAATGGTATCACAGTTTACTTACTACTGTTGGACAGCATATTATGCAAACAATGGTGGTGAAATTAGATCACTTAACGGATCAAACGCATACGGTGAATACGGTTTAGTTGCTAATGGTAGTGATCCGAACGAAGTTCCAGATGCTGTTACACTACGTGACAACATGGCTAAGGTTAGTAAGACAGCCGAAGCCGCAGTTATTCTAACATTTTCAGATGTTATTGGTATAGCAAAACTTCAAGAAGGTAGTTCAGGACCAAGTGCCGTAGGACATAGAGTTGTTCAGGCAGGTTCGGGAGCATCAGGTGAAGTTGTTTTTGAAACAGCAGGTAAAGTTTTATATTTAAAAACAGTAACAGGTACATTTGATACTTCAGGTGTAGTTACAAGTGTTGATAGTGTGAACCTTGGTGTACCGTCCGACGTAAGTGCGGCAGGACTTATACTTTCAGCGGGTCAATTAAGTGTACATGCATATGACTTTGAGTCGTTACCGCAAAACAGAGGTGAAATAAACATATTACACAGTAACGGAAATTACGGTAGATATGAAGTTTCAAGTATTGCAAAAGTAAAAGATTTTAGAGTAGATGGACACAATGACGTTGCATACACAGCAGTAGCCTCAGGTACAGGTGCTAAATTTGATGTACAGAAAACACGCAAAAGTAGTGGAACATATGTTGCACATATTAGAGCACCGGGTATAAATTATACAGTTGGTAATAACTTTACTGTAGATGGTACAAAATTAGATGGTGTTACAAGTACAAACGATTGTGTAATTACAGTTGCTTCAGTTGACAGTGATGGTAAAATTTTAACAGTTACCGTTGCAGGTACAGTTGCACTTTTATTAGATACTCCAATTTATGACGGGCAAGTTTACAAATTAAGTTTTAGTACTGCAACAGCAGGATTTAGTAACGATGGGTTACTTCAAGGATTAAATCAAAATCATTTTGTTTCATATAGACACAACCAAGTTGTTATTGTTGATAATGTGTTAGACACAAGTAGACTTACTATTCGTCCAAGTACAGCGTTTGAATTTGATGAACGCCCAGGCTTTACATATAGAACAACAGAATTTACAACTACAGAAACAACAGGTGAAAACTTACCAAGTGATGAAATCTTAATGGGCTTTGATGCTACTTACGATTACGTTAGAGTTATTGTAGATACTAATCATACAAGTGATACACCAACAGTAGGCTTTGGAGGTACCACACTAGGTGCAACCAAAGGTGACGTAGGTATTGCTATTGCAGAACTTACAGAAGTTTCAGACATTGCAAGATTACGTAGAGGTGACATGATCTTTACATGGGAAGGTAAAACACATAAAGTTGTTGATTACTTAGACTTTGTTGGTTATGCAGTTATTAAGATTGCAGACATAACTGACGCAACAAACCCAAGTGGTAAACTTGACCATAACTTAACAAACAATGCAACAGGTATTCATCTTCCAGTTGTGTTGAGTGGTGGACAAGAAAATACAATACGTATTGGTTTACCAGCAGGTTCTCCAGGTGAGATTACAATTAACATCTCACTTACAAGAGCAACAGGACATGACTTCTTAGACGTTGGTACAGGGTCATACAACACTAGTAACTATCCAAACGTACTATTAGGTGCACCAAGAGCACCGAATCAATCATACGAAGTACAAGAGCGTTCCAAAGGTAGAGTATTTTATGTTTCAACAGACCAAGACGGTTTCTTCCGTGTAGGTAGATTCTTTACAGTTGACCAAGGTACTGGTACAGTTACATTTGCAGGTAGTATTGCTTTAAGTAACTTAGACGGTATTGGATTTAAACGTGGTGTTGTTGTTAGTGAATTTAGTACTGACGATGGAATGACACAAAACGGTTCAGACATTGTTCCGACACAAAATGCTGTACGTGGATATGTTAATAGACGTTTAGGTTGGGATCATAATGGTCTTCCAGTTAATAATGTAATTGGTGGCGGAACTGTTCCAAGAGATGGTCATGCGGCAATGACTGGTAACCTAAATATGGGCAGTAAAAGAATTGTTAATGTTTTAGCACCAACACAAGATTCAGATGCAGTTAACAAAGCATATGTTGATACAGTTGTAGAACAGTACAATACCTTAGATGGTATGAGAGACGTAAGTCTTGAGAAAAATCCTGGTAGTGCTGAATCAGATGCAAACTACTACAGAGATCAATTAATGCACAGAACAGGTAAAAGAATTGTATTCTTTGATAGTGCTACTATTGCAGACGGTCCTTTAGTAACAGGCGGAAAAATTAAACAAGGTGCCAACACTGGTGTAATTGAAGATATCGAATCAAGAACAGATGGCGTCCTTGGTGCAGTACAAAGAGTTGTTTATAGAGAAGTAGCAGGAACATTAACACAAGCAGATGCATCCACGGTACTACATTACACAAGTCTTAGTGGAGTATACTCAGGAGGGTCGGGTGTTGACGCTGGATTTAACGTAGGTAGAGGAACTACATATACTGCTTATACAACCAATGCAGGTACTGGATATGCAAATGGTCAAACATTTACAATACTAGGTAGTTTAGTAGGCGGAGCAACTCCGGCTAATGATGCACTAATTACAATTACATCAGTTGCTGGAAACGGAGCAATTTTAGCATTTACTGTTTCTGGAAACACAGGATTAGTTACAGAAGCAATAGGTACAATAGTAAGTGGACCACATCATGAAACTGCAAACGCTACATATGATACTAACAGTCAACTTGAATGGATAGGTACAAGATTTAGTTCCGAATATAGAGTTACTTACAATATTAAAGACAACAGTATTATGAATGCTGATGTAAATGCCGCGGCGGCTATTGCACAAAGTAAATTAAACATGAATGCGGCAACTACAAGAGCAAACGCTACAGGTATTGCACAAGCAGACTTAGGACTAGCGGCATTTGATGATGGTGACTTTGCAGTAACAGATGGATGGGTAACACTTAAAACAGGTAGTGTTGACTTAGCAGACATAGAAGAAATTGCAAATAACACTGCACTCACAAACATTAGTGGTGCATCAGCAAGTCCAACTGCACAAACAATTACTACAACTGGTGGTAATGATAGTATTGTAATGACCAAGTCCGATGGTATGATTAGAACAACTGGTTTAATTATTGGTGCGGCAGATACTAACGTAATTTTACAACCTAAGTCAGGTGCGGCAACAACAATTGAAATGCTTACACCTGGTGGCGCACAAATATTTGAAGCAACAGGTACAAGTGCTATTACAGCAGAATTTGCGGCAAGTATTGATATTGATGGCTCGGGTGCAAATACTCAAAGCACACTTCAATCAAACTCAACATTTTCAGCAAAAGGTCGTTTAAGTTCAGCATGGATTAAAACAAACTTCCTTGAAGCAACAAACGATGCAGGCACAGGTATTGCAATAGGTACTGGTACAGGTAAAACAGCATCAGGAGAAGTTGCTATTGTTGCAGGAAGTTCAGCAGTACCATTTAAGTTTAGTTCAACAGGTGTTGTTCCAGATGTTAATAATACATATAACATTGGGTCAACAGCGTTAAAATATAATACAGTATATGCAACAGTATTTGACGGCACAGCAACAAAAGCAAGATATGCAGACTTAGCAGAAAACTATTCAGCAGACGCAGAACACGAACCAGGTACAGTTATTGTACTAGGTGGTGCAAAAGAAATTACAACAACAGCAACCAAAGGCGATTCAAGAGTAATTGGTGTTGTTAGTAACAAACCAGCATACTTAATGAACAGTGAACTACAAGGTGAGTTTGTTACTCCAGTTGCATTAACTGGCAGAGTACCATGTAAAGTAATTGGAAAAGTAGAGCCAGGTGATATTTTAGTGTCAAGTGCTATTGCAGGATACGCAATAGTTGACAACAATCCAACTGTTGGTACAGTAATTGGTAAAGCATTGCAAGCCAAAGATAGTACAGACCGAGGAACAATTGAAATCGTAGTAGGAAAAGTATAATGGCAAAACAAATAGTTAACCTAGGTACAAGTGCTAACAAAGGTGATGGAGATCCATTACGTATAGCATTTGATAAAGTAAATGATAACTTTAACGAATTATATCTTGATTTAAAACAAGTTAAGTCAGCACAAACAGGAGGTGGCACACTTATTGTTGATACTATTGGTAGTGTACATGCAACAGATAGTACATTACTAGTTGACGGTAACAATGGTAAAATTGCAGGACCTTTATCAAGTACAACATGGGACGTAGTAAATTCAAATATTGATATTACTACTACAAACACAGGATTAAATGCAAATATTACATTATCTGCACAAGGTGTTGTTACGCTACAAGAAAGTGCATCTGAAGACTATGTTCAAGTAAGTTCAAATGGTGTTGTACTTTATTCAAATTCAGATATTGCACTACGCACACAAGGTCAAGACATACACATCGGTTATGATACACAAAGTGGTAATGTTGAAATGGGACACAACAGTTCACGTGTAAATGTCAACGGAACATTAAACGTAAACGCATTTGAAAAAATTATTCCACCAAGTTACACAACAGCCGCTCGAGCAGGATTTACTACAGAAGGCTTTATGCTTGTTAACACAACCTTAGGACATATAGAAGCATATGTAAATGGTGCGTTTAGAAAAATGACACTTACAGATGTAGGAGA